TCCCCTACTCTGATTGATCGCCCTACCCTATCGGGCAAAGGATACCCAGAAAAAAATAATTTCAATTAATTACTTGACACACTCATTTAATCCGTTTAACTTGGGGTCTAACATAAACAAAGGAGAAAATATTATGTACTTAAGTAAGACACTAAAAAAAGCCATCATCTCTGACTTGAAATACTGCGTGGCAGAGGAGAACTTAGAAAACTTTTTAAATGAGTTGCCATTACACCCAGAGGTGGACACAAAGATACATCGTGATTTTAAAGACGTAGCTATGGAAAGAAGTTTAAGGGCTAAGAAATCCAGAGCAGAAAATAAAATGATGGAATGCTTTTTTGAATTGACACCCAAACAACAAGAGTACATCGATTCAAGGAAATGGTATCCCGTAGAGTGTGCAACTTATGAGGACGCTTTAAATCAATTACTTGATGGAGACAAATAATGTCGCACTATAAAAGAGATAAAATCAAAGCTTTTATGCTTGAAGTAGTAGAGACGTTAGCCTTTATGCTATGCGTATATTTATTAATCTGTATTTATTCAATCTAAGGGGGAACTTATGAACTACGATCCAGAAACACAAGCCGATATTATGGGCGAACTATTCACAACTAGATATAAGAATGAGAATCTTAATCATTGGCGTGAGGAATATGTCTTTATAGATGTTGAGCCATGCGGTCAATATACCATTATTCCAATGCTTGAGTATGAACAGGAATTCCTACCCGTAGAGAGAGGATCATTCGCTGAGCATGAAATCAATTGTTTACTTGATGAACTAGGCAACCTTGATAAGCTTGAGGGTAATGCTTTCTTTCAGTTAAATAACCGAAATGAAATAGTCGGATTCTATAAGCAATCTGAAAAGTAAATACTTCTAATTTTGCCCCCCTTTGTTTGCGCATTGGGGGGTATTTTTTTGCCCAGGTGTTTTTACTGTGCGCCCAGGTCTACTTTATTTACCTGAATCTAGGACAGAGAGAATATAGCTAGATGATATAACCTAGAATCCATTTAAACGCTCATATTAGCCCCATTTAGGCACGATCTCTATTTTCAAGGGGTATAGGTCATCTGGGAAAAAATGTCCCCTATTTCGAGGGGGTATGTCTTTCAACCGATACACCCCCCCTGCCAGCCAATTATATATGCACGCTTTAGCATAATCCCAAAAAGACCCAGAGTTCAATTCCCAATTCTTCCACCAAAGTCACTCTCAGGTAGTATCAGGAAGTATCAGGTGTTATGCTTTATGTAGTAAAAGGTAATTTTATGTAGTAAAACTAGGCTATGCCACGTATATTCCGTCTAATAGGCATTTTCCATGTATTAGGCTTTCTGACATTGCCGACTGCTAGGTATCTAAAGGCATCTGCTGCGTGTGAGGTCCAGTCGTGTTTAGGTCTTCCTCTCCATGCTTTGCCGACATCATCCCACTCTCTGTGGTACTGCATAAGGGCATCCAGTCCTCTTTCGCATTTTTGCTCATCAAAGTAGCAATTAGGTATTAAGGTTCTGACCTGTTGTATACCGTCTTCTATCCCTAGCATAGGGGCTATGTGGATATTGTTGAGTCCTAAGTTTCTTAGTACTTCTAGCCTAGACTTACCTGTGGTGAGTTCTTTGACTCTTACGTCATGCGGTAATATATGGCTTTCGTAGTTATAACCCTTATCCCGTAGTATCTTTACGTAGTGGTCAAGAGCCACGCCTGAATTCTCATAATAATCAATAATACGAGTTTCAAGCCCTACAAACTGTGCAAACCATATTGCTGTGGTATCTGCCATACCCAAGTCCCATGCAGTGATGACTGATGTACCGTGATCGTAGGGTACGCTCATAATCCTGCCTTCGTTCTTGGCTTTTAACAGTTCAGGAGCATAGTACGCTCCCTCTACATAGACGATAAAATCGCCTTCCCAGACGTGCTGATAGATTTCTGGTCGTTTCTCTAAGTCTTCTAAACGAGCCTTCTCTAAAACATCAGGAAACCAAGCATTATCTTGCCAGTTTATCTCTGCTATTATAGCATCATTTGGGGTATTTTGGCGGAATCTTTTGTGTGTAGCACTGTCTTTTGACTCTGGATTCCATGTTACCCATATCTCTGACCCCTCATCCCTGACCGTAGGTATGAGTTTCTGCCACGCTTTCTCGCTGACGCTTTCTGCTTCGTCAATCCACGCTACTAATATCTTAGATTTAGACTTTAGGGAGTCTAGGTTACGTCTCAGACCCGCAAAGGCGTAATGTATCTTACCATCACGGCTTTTTATGTACTTTTCCCCTATCTCGTAGTAGTCATTGAGCCAATCGACACTCTGGATGCTCTCTTTGACCTCTTGCAGTGAGGATTCATCAAGTGAATTGAGGTGTTCCCTAGCACACAATATGATACCTGACCTACCAGACTTACCTAACTGATAGCCTTTTACGGCTGTCATTAACGCAAATGTACGGGTTTTACCTGAACCTCTACCCCCATAAGCACAACGATAGCGTGCTTCATCGTTAAAAACGGGGACTAATTTATCAGGAATCTGTATCTGTGCTGTCTGAGTCGTCATACGATGATACTCCTTTTAGCACAATTTGTGTCGGCTGTAAACTTCCATCGGGGGATGTAATCTCAGTTTCGGTTTTATCTTTCTGACCCAGTACTTGCTTACCTAGCCATACCAGCATGGTAGCATTGCCCTTGTCAGCTGCTTGAATTTGTTTTCTTCTTAAAGATAATTTACCTAAGTTACGACCCATATCAATCGCTTCAGCAATATCAGGGTCATCTTGCATCCTTCTTTCAATGGTTTTCTTGTTACAACCAAAATACGCAGCAATTTCTTCCATTGTGCAGTTTAATCGGCACAACTTGATAATTTCTTCCGTAGTAAATTCTTTTTTAGGTCTACCTGCCATTAGTTGACTACCTTACTTTCGTATTCGTCTAATAATCCCTTAAATACAAGGAATCTCTCTATAAACATTTTATCACATTCTCGGGTAATCTGGATGCCATAGCCGTCTTTTTCTAGTATTCTTACTATTTTGATAATATCGTCTATAGCCCGTGCATTATCGATAGGATAACCGTTCTTCTCTAACGCTTCTTTGATCTCGTCACGGGTTAATGGGGGTGGTATGATGTAATCAGCAGCTTCTAATAGTTTTTTTATCATTTACGTTTCTTAGCTGTCTTGGCAGCTTGTCTAAATGCCTTAGCAGTTGGCGCACCCTTGCTCCCCACTTTACGCATTTTCTCCTTTGAGCCAGCTTTGATACGTTTTCTCTTAGCGTGTATGTTTGCGTATAGTCCTTTCTTTGCCATTACCACTTCACCTTGTCTGCCCAGTAAGCGGCTGACATTTTACCTTTAGCAATATTTTTAGCGTGACGTGCTTTAAAGCTACGCCTTCTTGCTTTCTCTGATTCTGTTCTCGGATTCTTACCAGCTCCAGATACACCCTGTTGACCAAACCTAATAGTTTTTGTTTTATCCCCAACTTTTGCCACCACCACATGAGATTTAGTAGGATGGTTAGGGGTACGCTTGGGTTTATTATAACCTGAAACACCGACTCGTGTTAATTTGGAATCTTTTGCCATACCAAATATTATACATCATGTTATAATGATTTTAGCAACAAGGAAAGAAAATGGCAATTACAACCTATTCAGAATTAAAAAGCAGTATCGCTGACTTCTTAAACAGAGATGACCTCACAACGGTCATTCCTGACTTTATATCACTTGCCGAAGCACAGATGGAGCGTGAAGTTAGAAGTTACAAGATGCAAAAGCGCAGTGAAGCTGAAGTGGACACACAGTACAGCTCATTACCTACAGACTTTCTCGAGCCTATCAGGTTTCATCTTAACGATACCTACAAGACAAGGCTTGAACTAACATCACTCGATGATATGTTAGAACTACGAAACAATACCGCTAATGCTACAGGCAAGCCAAGATACTATTGCCTCGTTGGAGACTCACTAGAAGTCTATCCTACGCCTGATGGTGATTACGATGCCGAATTACTGTACTACAGAACACTAG